AAAATACTCTGACACTCTCTCCAACACGAGTTCAGGCTCAGTCATATCCACCTGCGGAAGGCTGGACACTTCAAGAGAGTGCGTAATATATTTAGTGTTCTCTCCCGGCTCCATGTGTACGGTCTGAGCAATGCTTCGGTCAGGCCGCTTCCGTTTCACAACCTCTTTCGCTGTCTTTTCGGCAACCTTCTTATCCATTTCGATTATCCCTCCTTAGTGAGTTTAGTGACCCATTTTCGGATTTTGCCATAAATCCCCTTATAGGACGCTCTATATAGACACTTTATAGCAATTTCTTAAAATGATTCACTAAATACACTATTTTGACTAAATATATTTATCTTTGCTAATTGTATTTAGTGTTCACTAAATATTTTTAGCGCACACTCGACTGTTTTATCAAATCAGCCAGTTTTTCAATACCTCGCTCCCGATAATAGTCGCAGTAGGACAAGCAACTGACGAACACACTAAATTTCTTGCACCTGATTTCACCCAGGAAGTTTGTGCGCTTCTGGTCAGCGTGTTCGCAGTGTAAACATTGCTTGCAGTCACCCATGATAATTCTCCCGTTTCTTCCGAGCTTCAAGGTTTTTCTCCAAGAACGCATGAACCGCATGAAGGTTCTTGACGGCTTCTCTCATTTCGCTCTCGGAAGAAACAAAGTCCGGGCCTGAGAATTGAGAGAATTTATCAATCATTCTTAACATTCTGCGATAGAGCTTCACACGGTAGTTCTCACTATCCATCTCGGAAACATATTTCAAGAAGGTGGTTTCCCGGCTGTTGAACTCAGTTCCGTCCTCACAAACGATCTTGGTTCTCTTAGGCGTAATTCTGCTGAGGACATAGGAGTGATAGAAGTTGAGTGTAGTGTCTTGCCGCCAACCGTAAGTGATGACGGTTCTTACGCAAACTTTCATTCCGACACGGAGATCATCTGTCGGAATGACCTCTTCAAAATCGTTTCTTTTGACGAATACGCTTACATATTTCCTTTCAAACGAATATCACGGTACGAAGGATAGCCGGAGTAGACCGTCTTGCCGCCGTGCCATTCTAGGTGAGCTTCCATGTCAGCGTTAAACCGTTTTGCGCTGCACACAAAGTAACCGTTGGACTTGCACCAAATCTTGTAGGAGTCGTAGATGGACTTCGCTCTGGTGATAACACCCTCGGCCTTTTCGCATTTCTCTTCAAGGAACTGCAACACAAGGTCGTTGTCTTTCTCATACTGCTTGATGACTTTCCGCATTTCATCGGACATTTTCAGGCCAAACCGCTTGTACTTGAAATAGCCCTCGACCAGCCAAGCGAAGATACCCTGCATGGCTTCGAGAGTCTGAAACTCATTTTTCAGATTCTTGTCTTGCTCGTCTTCTCGGAAGTGCCGGTTGAACTCGATCACTCTCACACGGTCGGAAGCGAACAGGCTCTTGTCATTGACCGAGGGAAGGTCATTACAGGAGAGCCAGAGTGTGAATTGGGGAAGGAAAGTGTTGGCAGCTTCATAGAGATTCCGAGCCTTAATTTCCTCGCCGCCCGTGAGCTGCTTAATGGTTTCCTCGTCCAGCTTCCCATACTGATTGCTCTCAGCCATGGTAACAAACCGCTTGCCCTTTAGAGAAGCAAGCATTGGGTTAGCAGCTTCGGCATTTTTGGAGCGGTCAGACTTGCAGATAATGGACACCGGTGACACGGAAGCATAGTCCCCGAGAAGGTGGTGAATGGCACTCAGCATGGTAGACTTTCCGTTTCTGGTGGTCTTGCCATGGAGAATGAACATACACTCTTCGTTCACCATACCCAGCATAGAATAGCCCAGGGCCTTTTGCAGATAGTCGGCCTTGTCAGGGTCATTGGAAGTGACCTCGGAAATAAACTGCTCCCACCGGGCGCACCGGGCGTCTTTCAGGGTGTAGTCAAAGTTGGTCTGCATGGTCAGAAAGTCATGCCAATCATGTTCCCGGAACTCCATCTTTTCCAGGTCGTATGTTCCATTCAGGCAGTTAATGAGATAGGGATTGGCGTCAAACCTTGCCGCTTCGATTTTCATATCATCGGCAGCGTCTTTCATCATGCGGTCGCGAAAACGCCGGTCGCCCATTTTCGCAATGAACTTCATATACTCCCTGCGCCGCTCTTCGTTGTCAATCTCTCCGCAGTAGAGGGCCATCAGGCGATAGAATTCTTTGATTTTACCGGCGATCAGCAATGCGCCAATGTCCTTTCTCCATGCGCCGTCAGAGTAGGTAAACCAGCACTTCGCTTCCGGGCAGTAGCGGGTATCGTTCTGGTAACACTCAGAGAACAGCTCGGCCATGCCGGACTCGTCCCAGGAGTAGCCGGTGCCGCTGATTTGATGACTGCGCTCGGGTTGCGCTTCCTTGATGTAGAACATCTTGCGGGACAAATCTTCGTCCATGATGTAACGGCCATTGGAGAGCTGAAAAAGCTCCAATTCCTCAGACGGATTCATAATTTCATCTGCCATTTCGTGTCACCTTTCTAACCGCTCTCGCAATCACCAGCATGGCGCAAGCCTGAGCGTCCTCGTCCCACCATGCACATTTCGGGCCACAATGAATCGTGCCTTGACTAAACGGGCACAACTTCTTATCATTTTCCATTTCTCAGTTCCCCCCCCCCATAAAAGAAAGCGTTTTTAAGAGCTTCATCGACATGGCTCATGATCTGCGGCGGCAGAGTACAGATGTACTTCCAGTTCTCAGTTACATCTACTACACGGACTTGTTCACACTCCACCATGCTCGGCTCAATGTTTTCCCATGTAACCGGAACATGAGTGGGCATTTCCAGCTTCTTGAACTTTGTGGTCAAAGGAACGACAATGCTGGTAGGAGAGAACTGGTTCCCCACATTATTCTGAACAATGAGCCAGGGACGGTTGCCGCCCTGCACATGGCTGTTCTCAGGAACCGGAATGTTAATGAGAACAACATCTCCACGCTGATAAGGTTTCATAGTTACCTCCAATATCGAAAACGGTCAAAGAGGTCAATTTCCTTGTCCCGTTCTTTCTTGATAGCTTGTTTGGTCTTCTCCCATTCCTCCCGCTCTTTCCGATACTGCTTACAGGAGATATGGCAAGTTTCAGTACGAAACTGGCAGTTGTGACAACATTTTATCGTGCTTACCATGACTACCTCCGATACCGTGTGACACTATTCACGATCAACTCAACCTCAGAGCGG